TTTTCTCCAATTGACTTTCAGTTATAACAATGTTTTGTTTTTTGTTAGAATATGTTTTATACCCTTTAAGGTCGTTACCAACCGATTCCCTAATAATTTTTTTTTCTATTTTCATTGTCTTTATTTTATAAATATATAAATGGGGAATATTTCTACTCCCCATTTATTTTATTTTTTATTTATACATCATCGAAAGATGCACCAGTAGGTGTAATAACAAACTCGATATCGATATATTCTAACGCTCTTGTTGGTTTTAAGAAAATCTTACCTGTTAAAGTGTTTGAATCTAAATCTTCAGGTGTGTTTGAAACCGTTACACGGAAGTCAATTAAACCTCTATCTCTTCTAATTGAATCCAAAATTGGGTTAACAGAATCCAAGAAGTCTTGTCTAACTTTGTTATCGTTTTGTTCAAACAATAATCTAACCGCTACTGCTGAAATCAACTTACGAGCTTGTAACAACAATCTTCTAACGTTGATTCTATCAAGTGCAGATTCTTTAATTTGCATTGTTTTGTTACCCCAAATTACTGTACCAACATCAGAGAAGGTTGCAATTGGGTTAATTCTACCCTTGTATAAAGTATCTCTATCGTCTTGTGTTAACTTACGTCTTGCTCTAATTGCATTTACTAAACCTCTTGTGTAACCTGCAGACGCAAACCAAGGGAATGCTATGTTATCAGTCAAAGCTAAATTTTTAACAACTTCAGATGTTGGTGGAATATAGATTTGTGTGTTGTTAACAGCATCTCTCGTTAATACCCAAGGGTAATAAGTTGCGGTGTAGTTAGAGTCAATTCCAGTGTTTTCTAAATTATCAACAACTTCTTGAGGGTAAATTAAACCTTCTTCAATATCTTGAAATGAAGGTAAGAATAAATTAAAGTCAGGTGTTGTTGTAATGTAGATTGAATCTGCTCTATCTGTTTCAATCATATCAATAGCCTCTTCAACCAAGTTTGAGTTATTAACATAATCAATACCAGGTGTTGCAAATACATTTATGTTAACCGCTTCAGGGTTTGCGAAAGTATTAATACCTAACAAGTATGCGTAGTAGTCAGTATTTGAATAATCTGTAAAGTTACTAATAGCAATTGGTTTGAAAGCTCCCCAACCAGTTGCGTTAGGGTATCTTGTAGTTGGACAAGCTCCCGCTTGGTATCCACTACCACCTAATATAAATCTATCTGTATTTGTTCTACTTTCACTATAAATATCCCAACCATCAAATCCACCTTGTAATAATAATGTGAATTTTCTTGCTTGGATTTGGAAGTATGGATTTGCGGGTGTTTCAGGGTCAGATTGGAATGAAGCAACCCCACAATCAAACGCTGGTGTTCCTGAAGTAGTACCATAAGCAATATTTACAACTGTTGCTCCCGAATCCATGTGGAATCCTTTAGTTACAGTATTCCAAGGTAAAGCATCACCTTCAACACATAAATCAAGAGGTTTTTGTTTACCTTTATATTCAAAGAATAATGGGTCATAACCAATTTGAGATGAAATACCCAAATAAGTACTTCTTACTTTATCACCGCCAGATACCGCTTTGTTATCAAAACCTGTATATGAGAATGGTGGGTTTGTAACAATACCAAATGGTGGGTTGTAAATTACTTCACCTGGGAAGTTGTATGCCACTTTATAAACTGGGAATGGAGAAGTTGCTGAACCGTATGTTCTAATAACATATCCTTCAAAACCACAAGGTACACTTTCAGGATTTGCTTCAGTGTTCATCTCCAACATTATGTACTTAGAATTCAATGAGTATTCTCCATCACTAGTACCAATTTTAACACCAACATAGTTATTGTTTGTTGGGTCCATAGTACAATTTGTGTATTTTTCTATAACAACAGGATTAGCATCTGTATCAAAGAAATCACGAACCGCAATGTCAAAACTTAAGTTGTTAAATGAAATATTTTGGATTGAAATTTTAATTTGAGTGTTTGCGCTATTACCATCAGCAATTGAATAAAACTTAAACAATCTTTCAACTGTAGAACCATTAAGTTCAGATACAACCCACGGTGATTCAGGTGATTGGTATTGTTCCAAGTAGTTAGCAATTGTACCTGTAGTTACAGGGTTTCTTAAACCTGGTAAACTAATTAACGATGAGTTAATACCTCTGATGTAACCTTTGTTATAACCATAAGTCAACATTGTTTGGAATTGTTCTTCAACAAACAATGGTGTTTCAACTCTATTTTTACCGAAGTTAGAAATACCAAATACTTTTGTAATATAATTTGTGTCGTTACTATTCATAGACGCAACAAACGAGAACGAAGCTGGTGTTTCAGCGTTGTCAGTATAACCTGAAATCGCAAATTGTGCGAATGGGTTTTGAGAAATTCCTGAATAAGAACCTGAATTATCTATAATAACATCAGTTGTTCCTGTAATTTGATATTGTGGACCATGATAGTCTGATGTAAACAACGAAACACCTCTTGAACGTAAAGTTGCAACAACAACATCATTCCAACCCTCATAAGCTGTACCTGAATATGTATAAGTTTTACCTGTGATAGTTCCTGAATAGTTACCAGAACCTAAATCAGTCATTGCGGATACTACGTTAAAGAAAGAATATCCTGTATAAGTATCTCCTGTTGTAATATCAAAGTTTGCGTAATACCAAGTATCATCACTTGGTGATGTAAAGTCAGCATCATAAACAGAAAGTCCAGACACATTATAAACGTTTGTCTGAGCGGTATATCCTGGTAATAACGAATTATAATCAGATGTTGACACGGTTCCAAAAATGTATGCCGATGCTCCTGAAGTAGTTCCTGAGTTATTAATGATTGTTTGAATTTGATTATATAAATCCGTAGTAATTGTTGATACACCACCATTATATTGTGTGTATGTATTTCCTGTTTGGATTATAGATGGGAATGATGAAGTATATGTAATAGCAGTTCCACCTGTTGTTCCCGTAAAGGTAACAGAGTATGTTGTACCTGTTGATACACTAAGACCCACAGTACTTCCGTCAACATTGGCAATTGTTGTGATTGACCAAGATGAACCCGCATCATAACCTGACAAACCTAATACCCTTGTTACAAACAATTGGTTAGATTGTTGAAGGTACGATTTTGCTATATAAGCCAACTCATATTTTGGGATTTGAGTGTTTACGAATTTTTCGGGGATTGTTCCACCGAAATATGATTCAAAATCATCATAATTTGTGATGAAGATTGGTTCGAAAGCCGGACCTGTTAATGTCTCCCCAACAAGACCAAGAGTGGTTACCCCCACACTTTGAGCTACGAAGCTAAGGTCTCTCTCTGATGTATAGACACCAGGAGATACGAATACTTTATTTGATACTGCCATTTTGTTTTAGTTATTCAGTTTTATTTATTTTATAGATAAATATTAACAGATTTAAGAAAAACTTTACTTTACGCCATCTATTTATAATATGGGCAGATTATTTTCTGCCTTTATTCTACCTATGGAAAAGAAAATAAAGAATTTGAAGATATCAATAGAGTCACACGATATTTTAAAGAAATACTGTGAAAAACACGGTATTAAGATGTATAGATTTTTGGAAAATTTGATTAAAGAAAAATGTCAAATTAAAAAAGACATTTATGGTGAATCATGAGTGGGGGTTCCCATTTGAGTTTGGTTGTGGTGGAACATCATAATTTACACCAAACAATTTGATTGCGTAATTGAATGTTGATGGTAATGTTGCATCAGGTCTACTTGTAACAACAAGTCTTAAAGTATCGTTGGTATTGACTTGTATTAATGAAACATCACTACCATAAAAATCAAAAGTTAATTGTCCTTGTGGTTTTATATACACATCAAAATCGGTAATATTTATTTTTGTTAATAAATTAAAATCACCCGTATAATCAACCATTAAATCAGTTTGTGTTGACCCACTTGGTACAGAAACACTTAAATTATATTCATCAATATTTTCGGGGTATTTTTTTCTTTTTGGTCTTGATGTTTGAGCGGACACTTCAAAAGTATTTAACACACGAGAAACCGCAGGTGCAACTTCAAACTCATCTTCATCCAATAAAAATCCTAACATGGTGAATTCATAGTTTTGGATGTAGAATCTTCTTCTTTGAACATCAACAACTGATTCATCAGAAATGGTACCCATTATAATTGGAATGTAATGACCGTTGATTTGTCTATAGGCTTGTCTTGACGCAAAAGTTTGAATTACATTTTTGTTAAACTCATTCAACTCCCTCATTCTATTACAAACAATTTTAACATTATAAGTAATATCAACAGGAACGGGTTGTGGAATTTTATAGATATCCAAACCTTTGATGTTCCCATTCCAAGATGGAACGGCTGCGTAAAAATATTCTTTTCTATTTGGAATATTGTAAATTATTGCAGGATTGCTTCCGTACTTAACTTCAGGTTGACGAACAACCGTAATAAAAGGTAATGTTGGATTACCATTTAAATCTTGAATGTTCCAAGTTTCTGTAAATTGAGCCCAGTTTTGTGTGGTAATAATTAAATCAATCATTGGTATTATACTACCAGCAACCGTTGTTTCCAAATCTTCTTTTACAAAATCCAAAAATCCCCTATCTAACTCGGGGTGCATTAATGACTTTGGTAAATAAGTTCCATCATACTTAATATCCTCAAGCAATTGTTCACAACTCTCCAAAAGTTTTTAATATATTCATCTCTTCTATTTCTATATTTTAGATAATATGCGTGTTCCCATAAATCCAACCCTAAAATTGGATAACCACCTTGGTCAACAACATCCATAAGTGGATTGTCTTGATTCGCGGTTGTCATAATTTTTAAGGTTCCTCGTTTTGTAAGAACTAACCAACACCATCCTGAACCAAACCTATCTTTTGATTGACCTTCAAATTTCTTTTTAAAGTCAGCAAATGATGAAAAACTCTGATTAATTTTTTTAAGTGTGATTGGACCCGGTTTTGTTGTTTTTGGTGTTAACATTTTCCAAAACAATTGGTGGTTGTAAGCACCACCCGCATTGTTTCTAATGAATTTGTTGAAACTGTCTATTGTTTTAACAATTTCTTCTAAGGTTAAATCCTCATCATCTTTTAATGCTCCGTTTAATTTATCAACATAACCTTTGTAGTGTTTGTTATAATGAACACTCATGGTTTCGGGGTCAATAAATTGTTTTAGTGCGGCATAAGAATAGGGTAATTTTTCTATCTTAATGTTTTTGGCTTCTGCGACAACTTTTTGTACTTTTTGTTCTTGTTGTCTTTTAACTTCTTTTTTTTGTAAATCTTCTTCAATTACTTCAATCCTATTTTTAAGATTCTTCATAAGGTCGGCTTTTATTAATGTTTATTAATTATAAATAAGCCGAAGTTTGATTATCGCCTCCAATTATTTATAAGTTCTAGTATTTCTTGAACATAATCGCCATTGTCTACCTTATCACCCATCACGGTTTCAAAGATGTCTTTCTTCTTTTTGAGTATGTCATAGATGATTCCTTCTACCGTGTTGTCAAAAATTGGATAATAAACTAATACATTATTTTTTTGTCCATAACGGTAACTTCTATCCTCTGCTTGGGAGTGGTCTGATGGTAAAAAGGACA